TCACCTGCTATGATTTGGAAAAGAAACCATTCGTCAGCACGAATGGGGAAGAATGAAAAAGAGCCAACCCACGCACGACCATGAATCAGCTCTTCCTTACACGATTATGATGCAAATATACTATTTACTTTTAAAATAATCGTGTTATGGAACTGGATTTTAACAAAATAATTCGCCTTAAAAAGATTAGAATTGAGAAATCAGAACTTTCAGAAGAAGAGAATGCCTTGACTGCCCCGGTTCTGAAAGACAAAAGCCTTATCCATGAAATCTATAAAATATTTGTTAAGTTACTGAATGAGAGAGGATGTCCACCGAATATTGACAGTGTTACCCAGCGGAAGAAGTTCATTTTCATTATCCTGTACCTGTTTTCTCCAAGTTCGCTTGCCGGTGGGAAAATGACAGCTGGGTTACGCGAAGAGATGTCAAGGGTACTTGGGGTTCAGTCCAAGAGTACAATTTCCGACAACTGCGCTGATGTCGTGTTTCTCTATCAGAATTATGGGGATTTCAGCGGGGATATAGAGTATCTTTATACCGAAATCGTAAATCGGTTAAGAATCAAAGGGCTAATCAATTAATGAGCCGGAGTTTAGTGCTCCGGCTTTTGTTATGTGTACACGGTGTTAAAAGTAACAAATATGTTATTTCTTTCTTCATCTTTGCTTGTTTTATTGTAACAAATATGTTACTTTTGTAGTGTCAATTAAAAATGTTCTTTGATTTTATGAAGTATTCAGAGTTTTACAAATTGATTGAATCAGCTGGCTGGACAATCAAAAAGGGAAAGAAACATTATAAATATGTTCATCCCGACTTTGACTACTTTATTCCTGTTGGCAGACATCAGTCTCAAGAGATACCCAATGGTACTCTTGACAGTATGTTGAAAAAGGCAGGGTTAAAGAAGTGAAAGGACTGCACCCACTTCGGTGGGTGCTTTAATTGACGAATTTAAAATACACGATTATGAAGAAGATTAAGGCAATTATTGAAAAGGCGAATGATGGGGGTATTTCCGTATATTCGGAGGATGTGAACGGAGCGTACGGTTTTGGGCTTACAGAGCAGGAAGCGAAAGATGATTTTATGTCCGTACTTGAGGAGCAGGCCGAATATTATAAAGAAAAACATGGAGACTTTCCTGTGTGGTATAAGTCTGGGTATTCTGTTGATTACATATATGATTTAAGCGGATTCTTCGAGGCATTTCCTTTCATAAATGCCAGTAAGTTTGCAAAGGAAATTGGCATGAATGAATCTGTCATGCGGAAATATAAGGGAAAGATTGTAACAGCTTCCGATAAACAAAGAGCTCTTATACAAGAGAGATATAATAATCTTCTCAGAAGAATGGAAGCTGTCAGATTCTGATATTCTAGCCGTGAGGCTCTGATATAAAATCAAGAACTAATTGACAACAGAAGGCGCATCATTTTGGTGCGCTTTTATTGCTTTTAATGAGGTTATCAATGAGTAAGCCGGAGTTTAATGCTCTGGCTTTACTTTTAATCTTTCACATATTTTTGGTAATACTCTCTTGTATTACTTGTTGGTAAAACAAGTGGAATGGAAAACTTTATTTTACTAACACTTTCATTTTGTATTGCATTTTCTGACGAAGTACCAACATTTATAATTTTGGCGATTCCTATTCCTGATTTATTACCTTCTTTTTCGGTAACGGAAATAGCTATGTCCATCTCTATATTTTGTACTTTGGTCTTTCGGTTATAATATTCATAATGAGATTCATTGTCAATATAATATTCTCCTTTTTCAGATTGAATATCATCGGGACAAATTAGGACATGTTTATCTTTGTATTTTTCTTGTGTTTCTGAAACAGCATCTATTATTTGACTAAGTGTTTCTTTTATAAAGTCTTTTAGTTCCATATTTTTTTATTTATAGTATTCTTTCCCTCGTATATTCTTGTGTTCCGGCATATGTGGTTCTCCGTCAAAATGTATTTTACCTCCACAGTGGGGGCAGGTGATGGTGTTGGCATCATCTTTTATATCCATATCATCAACAAAGAAGTCACCAACTTTGCATCCAATAACATCTGCTATCTTCTGTAATGTTCCTACTGTTGGATTTCTACTAAGGTTTTGGGCAAGTGTAACCCTTGTTATACCCATTTTTTTTGCAACGGATTCCATTGTGAAGCCTTTCTGCTTGATTATTGTCTTTACTTCCATGTGTGTATGATTTTAATCAGATGCAAATATAGGGGTAAAAATCGAATAAACAAATTAAATCAGCTTGTTTTGATTGAATATAGTCATTTGTATTAAAATATATTTAGATTATAATCATACTTATGCTGTTTTGTTAATATATGATAATAATCATACAAATAGTATATTTATTTATTGTATGTATGATTTTAATCATTACATTTGCATCATCAGAAACGAAGTAATAACAATTAAAAGATATACGATTATGACAACAAAGAATATCATCAGAGAAGTAAGTTACAAAGGTCACATAATAACAGTGTTTGAAGATGGCTTTCATCAAGAATTTGTAATCATAGATAATGACGAATCAAAGCTGTATGATAGCATTGCAGATGCAAAGAGAGTTATTAGAGGCGAGCAACCTTATTACGAAATAAACTGAGTTTAACCAGCAGGGCGAAAGCCCTGCGCAATATAGAAGGATATGAAAGAAAATATATTTTTAAAAGCAGTTATAGAAAAACCGTTATTGAATAATGAACCAGAAGTTTTACACCTTTTCGTTCAAATTATCAATGAAATAACTTCTTGTATGTCAGAAAACGAGTTAAGAGGCTGTATGAACTCTTTAATAGTAAGATACCCTTATTTTAAACTGTTTTTCGATTATGGTTTCGGACATAATCATATGTGGGTGAAAGCATCAGGTTCTTTAGAAAGATTGATATTGGTTGAGTTCTAATCCGGTAGCCTTATGGCTACCACAATATACACGATTATGAAAGCAGATTTAGTTTTAGTTATCAGCCCTGAAGCCCCACTGATGAAGCAACTGGGCAAGGTATTGGGTAAGATGGTAACCCCTTATGACTTCTCTACTATAGAGAGGGGTGAAAAGTACATCACCATACAGCATGATGAAACAGGGTTTGTAGTGGCTTATACGAGTGAAGAAAGATTGAACGTAAAAATGAATTAAGAATGAAGAATGTATTAGAATCTTTGAAAGAAAGTGTCAAGAGTGGCAAAATCACAATCAGAGAGGCAGCTATAAAGCTGCATAAAGCAGGGTGGACGAGTTTTGTAGACGTGGATAAAACGAAACAATTACTTGAATTATGAACTCAATAAATGTAAACGGTTGCAGCGTATGCCAGCCCGGCAAAGAGAATTACACTACCTACAACACCAGGTTGAGAGGTAAAAAGAGTGAGAATGTACCAGTACGACTACCGTACTGAAAGCGGTGAACTTTTTTCTTGTTGTGCGCCTACCTTAGAGGCGTGTAGAGAAAGACGGGATAAATGGCTTAGTTCACGACAATAAGCCGATTGTCGTGTATAACGATTGAAGATATTTCGTTATCTTTGGTTGTGGTAGTACCTTTGGGGTACTATCGCGGGGTGTAGCAGTGGTAGCTTTTCACTTTGACTTGGTGAAGGTCGGTTGTTCGATTCAGCCCCCCGCAACTATTGAGTATTAATTTAAATTTGACACGATTATGAACATTCTTACATTAAGCATCAAACAGAAGTATTTCGATGAAATCTTGGCAGGCAAGAAAACCCACGAATACCGTGAAATCAGACCAACTAACGCTAAGAAGTATATCACTTACCTATGTGGCGGTAAAGAATATCCGGCTGATGCAGAACTGCCTGAAGAAGGTGAGGTAGAATTGAAGCCTATCAAGTACGATGCAATCAAGCTTCTGACAGGTGCATATACAGGTAAACGTCCTTATATTATCGTTGAAGTGAAAGCAGCAGAAGCTGTTATTCTCACAGATGAAAACGGTAATGATATTGTTTACGAACATCAAGGCGAAGAATATCTTGCTGCACAAATGAATTATACTTTGGGCAAGATATTAGAAAAACATATAGATTGATTTGTTTAACTTTTAAAATTAGAAAGCAGAGTCGCAAGAAGAATTAACAGAGTAGCCGGGCCTCGCAGAAATATGAATGGTGCAGGGGCAGGTGGTAGATTGGTTGCCAATCGTAGAGGTACAGCAAGTGCCACACAGTTAGGATCACGCAGACAGCGTTACAGTGATCTTCGTACTTCATTTGGTTTAAGTGGTGGCTAGCTATGAACAAAGTAGAACAAGCGAGTCAATATATAGACCTCATTCGGGTAAAATCGAATGAGGCTTTACTGTTTTTATCACTTGGTAAAGATTCGCTTGTTCTGCTTGATTTAGTCTATCCGAAGTTTGACCGGATTGTTTGCGTGTTCATGTATTTCGTTAAGAATTTGGAACATATTAACCGTTGGATAAACTGGACTAAAGCCAAATATCCGAAAATAGAGTTTGTTCAAGTACCACATTGGAATCTCACTTATATTCTCCGTGGCGGTATGTATTGTGTGCCAAATCCGAAAGTAAAGCTGTTGAAGTTGGCAGATGTGGTAAAGGCTATGCAACTTACTCATGGAGTTTATTATACATTCTTGGGCATGAAAAAAGCTGACGGTATGAATCGTAGACTTATGTTGAAAGGGTATGAGGTAAACGGCTACGAGAATAACGGTATGGTTTATCCTTTAGCTGATTGGACACAAAAGGATATTCTTGCTTATATGAGGCAGCATAATTTACCCGAACCAGTTCGGTATTCATTGAAAGCCAGTTCGGGAGTAGGCTTCAATTTTGATTGTATGCTTTGGATGGAGAAGAACTATCCACAGGACTTACAGAGAATTTACAAAACTTTCCCGATGGCTGAAAGAGTACTTTGGGAGTATCATAATCAACAAAAGTAATATGTATGGAACTAAGTAAATATATCAAGAGTGAATCGGTAGAACTTAACCGTTCTGCCATTCGTTTTGCAGACTACAATCCGAGAAAACTTTCCGATGAATCACGCAAAGCATTAAAGCGTGGTATCAAGAAATTCGGATTGGTAGGTGGAATAGTTGTGAATAAGCGTACGGGGCTTACAGTCGTCAGTGGGCACCAGCGTTTGTCTGTCATGGACGAATTACAAAAGTTTCCCGATAACGACTATCGCATTCGTGTCGATGTCATTGACGTGGACGAACAGCAGGAAAAGGAGTTGAATATTCTAATGAACAACCCTAATGCACAAGGTTCTTGGGATTTTGACGCTCTTGCCCGTATTGTTCCTGATATTGACTGGAAAGATGCAGGATTGACGGATGCCGACTTGAATATGATTGGGGTTGATTTTCTTTTGCAGACCGAAGAAGAAAGCTCCATTGCTGACGAACTGGAAAGCATGATGTCGCCTGTAACAGAACAAAAAGAAGCCGATAAAGCCGCCAAACAGTTGGAACGTGCTGAAAAGGTAGCCCACATGAAAGAGGTCAAGCATCAGGTGAAAGAAAACGCACAGAAGCAAGCTGAGAACATGGATGCCTATGTGATGTTGTCCTTCGATACCTATGAAGCTAAAGCCGCTTTCTGCGAAAGGTTCGGGTATGAACCAGATATGAAGTTTATAAAGGGAGAAGTTTTTGATGAACAAGTAGAAAGAATAGATTAATTATTGGGAGGAAAGCTGAGTTAGAAAGAAAACATATAGCCAGTTATATCAGCAGTCCAGACGAATAATGTACAACGCTGGAAGACAATACGGGTTAGGTTCTGCAAGACAAAGAAACATAAGGGATAGAACGAAATCCATAATGGGAAGATATGCTGAGAAAATAGATAGCTATTTCTCAAAAAGAGGAGTTGATGTCTATGGAAACAAGCCAATTTCTCGCCGTGTCTATATGGGTAACAATAACGGTTAAAATTATGAGCAATAGTGAATCTCAAAATAGAAAAGGTAAAGGAGGAAGAAAGCCTAAGTTTGATTATACAAGCGAGGAATTTCTTTCTCTCGTGGAATCGTATGCCAAAAAGGGATTCACTGACAAGGAAATTGCTTATGCCATAGGGATTTTGCCTCAAACATTCTGCGAAAAGAAAAGTGAGTACACCGAAATATCCGAAGTCTTAGCGCGTGGGCGCGCGACAATCAATGCCACTGTAAGGGCTAAATTCCTTGCAATGGCTCTCGGTGGCATAAAAACCAAAAGCACCGTGGTAAGAAAGCTCCGTGATTCAGAAGGGAATTTGACGGGCGAAGATGAATTACAAGTAAGCGAAAGCGAGTTGGCTCCTAATTTGCAAGCAATGTCCGTTTGGCTGTACCACCATGATGAAGATTGGAGAAAGATTGAGCGCAAACAAGATGAAGACGCTGATATTCCAACAGACATAGAGCATGGCATTAACATTGATTCTTGGATTAAAGACAAGCTGAAATGATAGTACCTCAAGAAATTTACCATCCATTATACGAGGATAAGGAAAAATTTATAATTCTTATTACCGGTGGGCGTGGTTCGGGAAAGTCTTTCAATGCTTCTACCTTTATTGAGCGGTTGACTTTTGAAATGACTCCCGTAGAGAAAATAGTTCATCAGATTCTTTACACCCGTTACACGATGGTTTCTGCCGGTATGTCTATCATCCCCGAAATGATGGAGAAGATAGATTTGGACGGTACCACGAAATATTTCAAGACCACAAAGACGGACATAGTCAATAAGATGACTAAGAGCCGTATCATGTTTCGGGGTATCAAGACTTCTTCCGGAAACCAGACAGCAAAACTGAAATCCATTCAAGGCATTACGACTTTTGTCTGCGATGAAGCGGAAGAGTGGACAAGCGAAGATGAGTTCGACAAGATAATGCTCTCCATTCGCAAGAAGGGTATTCAGAACCGAATTATCATTATAATGAACCCATGCGATTCCAATCACTTCATCTACAAGAAATACATTGAGAAAACTCACAAGCTGGTAGAGATTGACGGTGTGCAGGTTCAGATTTCCACTCATCCGAATGTGCTCCATATCCATACTACGTATTTTAATAACTTGGATAACCTTTCTCCTGAGTTCCTGAAAGAGGTGGAAGATATGAAGGTGAGTAATCCTGAAAAGTATGCTCATGTGGTTATCGGCCGGTGGGCTGACGTTGCAGAAGGTGCTGTGTTCAAGAAGTGGGGAATTGTTGACGAGTTCCCGGCTTGGGCAAAGAAAATTGCTTTCGGGCAAGACTTCGGTTATACGCATGACCCGTCTGCTTCCATTCGTTGTGGTATCGTTGATAACGCCCTTTACTTGGATGAAGTGGATTACCGTACTGGATTGCTTTCTTCTGACATCATCAAGACTCTTCGCCCGTGGGGATTGAAAGTCATTGCTGACAGCGCAGACCCACGTTTGATTCAAGAGATACACAACGGAGGAATCAAGATATATGCCGTAGAGAAAGGTGCAGGCTCTATCAATGCCGGAATTGACAAAATGAAAGATATGGAGATTTATATAACCAAAAGCTCGTACAACTTGCAAAGCGAGTTCAGAAAGTATGTTTGGGCAAAGGATAAGGACGGGAACTATATCAACGAACCGGAAGACCATGACAATCACGGAATAGATGCTGTACGTTACTATGTATTGGGTGAGCTTCTTGGTAAGATTCAGAAGCCGAAAGATTTAACAGGAATATTCACACATTAAAAATATAAGCTATGCCATTGAATTTAGAAGAAATATTAGCATTGCCTGACATCGGGCAGAAGATAAACTACCTGAAGAAAGGTAGGAAGACTGAACTTCCCGACCGTTGCAAACTTTGGGATGATTGGAATCCGGAACGACATGAAATCATGGTTGACAAAAAGAAATATCCGGACAGAAAGGTTCTTGAAAAAGAAGCTGAGAAACACTTCGATGAAAAAACTGGTAAGACTTATGAAATCGAAGCAAAGTATAAGACTGAACCGGTGAACCGTATTTCCATTCCATTGGAACAAGATATAGTGAATATTCAAACTGCTTTCACGGTCGGCACAGAACCGTCTATGGATTGCATTCCGACTGATGATGATGAAAAGAAGCTGCTGGATGCGGTAAAGGCTGTATTTAAATCCAACAAAATCAAATACCAAAACAAGAAGATTGTCCGTGCCTGGCTCTCCGAACAAGAAGCGGCAGAATATTGGTATGTTACCGATGATGATTCGTTTTGGGCAAAGTTTTGGAAGAAAATAAAGACTTCTTTCGGTGGCAAGGTCAAGCCCACCAAGAAACTGAAAAGCGTGTTATGGTCTCCATTCAGAGGTGATAAGCTATACCCGTTCTTTAACGACGAAGGTAAAATGATTGCTTTCTCACGTGAGTATAAAAAGAAGCTCATGGATGATTCGGAGGTCACCTGCTTTATGACTATCACGGACAAAATGGTTTATCAATGGGATTTGTCTAAAGGGTATGAAGAAAGAACGCCTTTTGCTCATGGATTCCCAAAACTACCGGTTCTCTATGCTTATCGTCCTGAATCTTATTGCAAGAAGATAAAGACATTCCGTGTCCGGCTGGAAAAACTGTTATCTAATTATGCTGATTGTATAGACTACCATTTCTTCCCACTATTGAAGCTAATTGGTGATGTAGAGGGTTTCATGGGTAAGGTTAAGGATAGAATGGTCAAACTTACAGGTGAAGGTGCGGATGCCCAGTATCTGACGTGGAACCAAGTTCCGGATACGGTACGTTTTGAAGCAGAAACACTCACTAATATGGCTTATGATATGTCAAACACTCCAAGAATATCCTTTGAGACGTTGAAGGGGGTAGGCAAAGCATCAGGAACCGCTTTCCGCTTTATGTTCATGGGTGCACATATGGCGGTAGAAAATCACGGTGAGGTTATCGGTGAGTTCTTGCAGCGGAGAGTAAATTTCATTGTTTCCGCTTTAGGCTCTATCAATCCAACCGAGTTTAGCAAGGCATCGCAGACCATTGACATAGAAACAGAACTGGTTCCATATATGATTGATGATTTGAATGATAAGGTGACTACTGCCGTTTCCGCTGTCAGTGGTGGCATCTGGTCAACGCGTGAGGGAATCATGTTTGCCGGAAATGCTGATAGGGTAGAAGAGGAACTTGCAGAAATCAAAGAGGAACAAGCAGCAAAGAATGAGCAAATCGGAGATAAGGGAAAGAAAAACGCCTCTTAGTTAGAAAAATTACGGGACTTATAGTTTTAGTATAAGAAAAATAGTTAGCGGTGGCTTCAAAGAGTTGCCGCTATTTTTTTGCTCTTTTAAATTATAAATATTAGAATATAATTTTGAATTATAGAATTATATATGTATTTTTGCCACATGATAATTGAGTAACCAATGAGAATATTTACCGAACAAGCATTAAAAGAATATGCAGAGAACCATCCCGATTCAAAGGTCGCTTTGCAAGAATGGACTACCATTGTGAAAAGAAGCAAGTGGACCTGTTTTGCCGATATTAAGAAAACGTTTAATAGCGTTGATAATGTAGGTAATCAACACTATGTTTTCAATATCAAAGGCAACAACTATCGTTTGGTAGTAGTGATTAAATTCACTATTCAGTTTGTGTATATTCGCTTTATTGGTACTCATAAAGAATATGATAGAATAGATTGCGCTAATATTTAGGATTATGACAAAGATAGAAAATCAAGCCCAATATGAATGGGCGGTGAAAAGAGTAGAGGAACTTCTTCCATTAGTGAAAGATGATACTCCTTTGAATGACCCAAATAGCATAGAATTGGAGCTTCTTTCTAATTTGGTTGCTGATTATTCCGAAGAACATTTTGCATTGGGAGAACCAACACTTGTGGATGTTCTTAAACTTCGTATGTACGAAATGGGGCTTAATCAAAAATCACTTGCAAAGTTGGTTGGTGTCAGCCCATCACGGCTAAGTGATTATATATCCGGTAAATGTGAACCTACTTTAAAAGTTGCTCGTGAGATAAGCCGGAAGCTAAATATTGATGCTAATATAGTGTTAGGTGTATAAGTATAAGTTTTTGATGTGATATATTTTAGGCGTGATTCATTCGGTTTCACGCCTAAAATAACTTACCTCCAAACAAGCTTCTTAAGCTAAAATCTATATCCGTAATTCTTTTTATTTCAATTAAATCTCTATATACAAATCCGCCAACATTTATTTTTTCACATTGCATTTTTAAATAAATTTCACGAGATAGTTCAGCTCTTGGGGTAACTTCTAAAAAGAACCATTGTCCATACAATATTAATGTATAAAATCCATAAGTTTCTATATCATTAAATTGTGAATCGGAAAAGGAAAACTTAGGAGATGAAAATTTTTCTTCTATTAAGTAAACTCCATTATTGACTAAATAATACAAAGGAATATCTCCAATATTATAACGTGCAAATCTCCTAATTTGATTAAATCGATTGTCTAATCCATTACCTGTTATTTTATGATATTCTTGAAGGAACATTTCATATATTCCTCTCTTGAATTGTCTTGCAAATGTTGTTAGAAATCTATCATTAAACTTAAAATGTGATTTGAGAACTATTTTTCTTTTTGACTTCCAATATTCGAAATATATTGACTTTAATCTTTCTGAATTATCTTTTCTGTTAAGCAAGGCTTTTGGTAGTCCAAATATTTCTTTAACACAAACTTCTATACAAAGTTTAGGAAACACAAAGTCGTCAGGTTGACCGAAATAGTGATTGCATTCATCGCAAATATCAACACCAATATTTATGCTACCTAAACTTTTTGGCATAGTATGTGGCTTCTCTTTAAATGTCGTTTGAGTTACATCTTTACCACAAAAAATACAAGTTCCTTTATTTATATAGTCCATACTGTTACTTTATTTTACAGCAAAAATAGAATTTTAAATTGATTTCTTCACAACCTTTTCTTAGTGAATGCTATACAACCTAATTATTTCCCCTTTAATTGTTTCCTCCTTACTTTTATACTGTATTCACGACAATCAATCCATTGTCGTGAATGGGAAGCTTAAATATTTACTAATCATCTGCATTGGTGGTATTTTTACTTCCGTAAATTGAATTTCAAATTTAATAATTCATACGGTATGATAAGCTTAGAACAAATCTTGGCAGGACTGCAACAGAAATTCGCTGGGGTGGACACTGCTATCTTAACCCGAATCGCTACTAAAAAGGCAGAGGGTGTAACGGACGAGACAAAGGTAAACTCTATTATTGAGGGTATCAGCTTTTCGGACGTGCTTAATTCCTATGGTGATTTCCGTGCCGGGGATGCTTCAAAAACGGCAGTGACTAACTACGAGAAGAGGCATAACCTTAAAGACGGTAAGCCAATCGAGACTACCACAACCACCAAAACGGAAGAGAATAAAGACGATGTGCCTGCATGGGCGCAAGCTTTAATTGACTCCAACAAGAACCTTTCTGATAAGCTAACACAGTTTGAAACGGAAAAGGCTCAAGCAACACGTAGCCAGCAGATTTTGGCAAAGGCAAAGGAGTATGGTATTCCCGAAAACTACGCCAAACGATGCGCCATTAAGGACGATGAGGACTTGGACGCATACTTCAAGGACTTGAAGCAGGAGTTTGCGAATGACGGCTTTAAGGGTGTAGTTCCTCCAGATACAGCAAAAAAAGAACTGGAGAATGAGACTCAGGCGTTTGCGAAAATGATTGCAGACGACACTAAAGAAATTGTAGAACAACAAAAACAGTGATTTTATGGCAGCAGGATTTAAGTATAATCTTGAACCGGAAGTTGAGCAGGAAGAACGCTACGACGTAGAAACCGGACGCAGACGCAGAGGTCCGTATAAGTTGGACACAACCAACCTCGTTGTCGGCTCGTACTTGCCCTCATTCACACCGATTGCAGCTGACTTGGTGAAGAAAACATCCCAAGTGGCTATCCGTGTGGAAGTATATGAGAAGTTTACGACAGGCTCCAATACCACATTGAAAATCAAGAAACGTTCTTTGGCTTACAAAGGTATGCACTTGGGTAACGGTGCGCATGGAGCGACAATCAACGCTATTGACAAGGCTGACAAAGCTTTTGATAAGCTGACGTTAGCGGCAGACTTTGGAGAAAATCTAGAAGCTGGAACAGTTCTTTACGAAGCGACAGCCGCAGATGGTACAACGCCCAAAGTTATCGCAAATTCAGCTCTGTATGAAAGGAAGCAGGTAGAGGATGGCATAGTATTGGTTTCCCTTTTGATGCGTGCGTTTGAAATCGAACCGACCAAGCTGGTAATGCCTTTCGCAGATATTGACAAGGCGAATATGCCGCACTTCCAGTTTAATGCTCAGGATGTCAAACAAGAAAAAGACACTGTATCAATTCCTAAGGCTTCTTCTAGTCAGGACGGTTTGATGAGTAAGGAAGATAAAGCCAAATTGGATGGGGTTGCAGCACAAGCTAACAAGTATACTTTAACAGCAGCTACGCCTTCTGCTCTTGGAGGTGTAAATCAGGCAGCCAAAGTGAATGATGCATCTGGTACGGTGTCGGTAGAAAACTTTAACGGATTATTGACAGCGTTGAAAAACGCAGGTATAATGGCAAAATAAAGAAAGGAGGACTAATATATGATGCTAACTATTCATACATTGTTTAATGACCCGAACATTGTAAATGCAGTGATTCAGCGTGTCCTCAAGACAAGAAAGGACACAATTTATTGGCAGCAGTATTTGGGCTTCCGTAGGACTACTACTCGTGTATTTAAAGACTACATCGGTCAGGTTACTGGCGTGATGGCTGGTTCCATCAACTCCCGTTATGGCGAAAAGCCTATCCGTGAACGCAGGAATATCGGTTCCGGATATGGTGAGATTGCCTATTTGGGTGACCGCTATCAAATCTCAATCGACCGTTTGTCTGACTTGCAGGACTTGATAGATAAGTATAATGCCGCCAAACCGGAAGACCAGAAAGCAGCCATGCGTGACATCGTGGACTTCATCTATGACGATTACCGTCAGGTATTGCTGGCACCGCACAAGCGTATGGACATTATCGTAGGCTCTCTGTTGATGACTGGAGCAGCAAGCGTGAAGAACAAGGACGACAATGCCGGAGGAATTGACTTATTGAACATCGACTTGCCGTTTAAGTTTATCAAGCCGGACACAGAGGATAAAGACTATTTCGTCACTTACTTGCAGCAGAAACTGAATGAGCTGAAATCTATTTACGGCACATTCCCCAAGATGATTATGAGCCGTGGCACATTCATCAAGAATATTATCGGTTCAAGTGAATTTGGAGATAAGTTCAAAATGCAGCTTACAGGCAATGAAATGTATATGTCTACCGGGCTTATCACCTCGCAACTGGCTTCTACCATTTTTACAGGTATCGGACTTCCGGCTATTGAAATCAAGGAAGATTATGTGGTAGACCAAACAGGTAAGAATATCCCCATTTATGCAGATGGTCGTATTTCCCTGCTTCCGCAGGATAAAATCGGTTATATGCGCTTCCACACTCCTTATGAAGCTGTGGATGGTGTACCGGGACGTAATTACACTCAGGCAGATGGCGATATGCTGATTTCAGGTTACAAGGACGGCAATGGTCGCTATCTGGAATACACAGCCGAATGGATTCCGCAGATTGCGAACCCGAACCTGATTGTGAACTTCGATTTGAGTGAGATGAACGCATGACAGTAAACGATTATATATTACAGAAGTTTCAGACCTTCGGCGTTAACTTGTCGGAGGCTGACCTTTTCGATATATGTCTGAACGCAAAGATAAGCGGAGGGGGTGAGATGAACGAGGATTGCCAAACACGGGTGTCGGTGGCAATTGCGAAGTTCATCCCCTCTCTATTGCTTCGTGCCACTTCCATCAGCGAAAGCGGTTTTTCTATGTCTTGGAACATTCAAGGCATTAAGGATTACTATTCATTTCTGTGCAAGCGGTACGGTTTGAAAGACGAACTGGGTAACAAACCTAAAGTGACTTTCTTATGATATTCGCTCCACACATATTGCAGGTAAAAGTTATCATCCCGATGGATAAGGATGAGTTTGGCAGACCTATTCCCGGAACAGGTGGTGAAAGCTGGCAGGAGGTGTGCAAATGCCGTTGTGATGATAACACTACCAAAGAGTTTTCATCTGATAACGGCTCTGTGTATCGTCCGAATTATCATGTGGTATGCGAGAAAAGAATTACTGTCAAGGCTGGCGATGAAGTACGTTGCATGGATGGTGATGGCGTAAGAGGTCAAGGCGAAGTTTATACAGTGAAGAGTACAAACTACTTTAACTACTCGGAATTATGGATGTAGATTTCGATTTCTCAGATGTCGACTCCTTTTTCGATGAAGGAGAATGGGAGGTCGAAAAGAAGATGATTGATGTAGGCGATGAAGCCGTGAAGTACGCAGAGGAACATGGGGATTATCAAGACCATACACTCACTTTGAGAACGTCCAATGATTACGATGTCAATAAAGACGGTTTGACATTGAAAAACGAAGCGGAATACGCATCATTCGTAGAATCTAAAGGGTATGATGTTTTGAGTAGTGCTGCTTTATTTGCGGAGAAACGATTAAAAGAAGAATTTGAAAAATGAAAAAGTACATTGGAACAAAACAGATTGAAGCAGAACCTATGACAAGAGGTGATGCGTGGGGAAAACATCTTCTTAGAGAAAAACCGTCAACGGAAAATTTCGATGATGAGGGTTATCATGTCCGCTATGAAGATGGGTATGAAAGCTATATTCCTAAATATGTGTTTGAAAAGGCATACCATGAAGGATGTATGGGAGATGTTTCGGATGGTTATCATACATTCAATGAATTGTATCGTTACAGACTTCTTTATAATGCAGCATTTTTCAATGAGCTTGCTAAATTAGGAAAGGTAGAGGTGTGTAAATCACATAAACACTATGACGGAGAAGAGTGCTTTGGCGGTGGATGGTTTATTGTAATGGCTGAACTTCCAACAGGTCAAGTGTCTAATCACTATGAGAATAAAGATTGGGATTTGTTTAATGTTCCTGAACTTGAAACCTCATTTGAGTGGGACGGCCATACTCCAAACGAAGCAGCAGACCGAATTGAGGCCTACTTGAAACAAATCAAGAAAAGTACTTTTGTTGACCGTATGCAGATAGAAGCCGAAGAACTCAATGGAAGATATGTAAAGTTGGCCGCTTTCATAGATTCAGGGAAAATGGATGAAGTCGTTAATGATATATACAACAAGTGTTTGCTGGAAATCCAATGCGGCACAATGTTCGACTATATACGCCTTCTTGACACTCGCATACAACGTATGCAAGGCTCTGATAGCGCAGAAGTGCGGAAGATGAACTTTGGTATGGCGATCAAGGCTCTTAAATACGGTTATGCTGTCCGTAGAAACGGCTGGAATGATAAGGGCCTATGGGTTATCAAACAGGTACCGGCACACATTGATAGCGACATTATTCCCAAGATGCAATATCTTCCGCAATCAGCAAAAGACCTTATTCTGAAAGGCAAAGGATTCATTGACTATACAAGCCAGTGTCTTATTTACAATGAGAACACCGGGCGTGCTGATTCATGGGTTCCGTCTATCAGTGATGTATTTGCAGAAGATTGGGAGATTGTGGAATGATAGTAACTACCGACATAGGAAACATTCTCTATCGGGACTGCAAGGCTTTCGGAATAGATATAGTGCCTGATGGTGAAACGCTGACGGGTGAATTGAAGTCCGAAAGGATTGTCATCCACACGAAGAAACAACAGCCGGGAAAGTATTGGAAGAAATCTTTTGCAGAAGTGAATCTATGTGTACCCAATTTAAGCGAGAATGAAGCGAACACAATCCGGCTTAACGAACTTGAAAGAAAGGCTGACAAGCTGCTTGATGATGTAGTAAGCACCTATGACGGTACAACCTATCGTTACTCTATCGAATCAATTGGCGCGGAAGCGGATGCAGCTTTGAAATGCCATTACGTGAATGTGAGAATTTTATTTGAAGTAATAAATGTAAAACTATAAGATTATGATTTCAGCAGTAGGAATAAAAAGAATCTTGTTTGCCGATATTGATAAGGTAACGGCAGACATTACCCCCGAAATCGCAAAGACTTTGATTCAAGCCGCTATCAAAGCGAAAGATGAGGTTTTGAATGTACACGGGGAAACGTGGCAGATTGAGGAAACGGAAGCCTCCGTCACTGGGTACAAGAACCAATTAACGGGAAAGAATTACCGTTACGATGATGTGCCGGGAGAAGTATCGCCCGCTTTCTCTATCGGACAATATGACTGGAAGACCAAGAAAGCGTTCATGGGTGGCGATGTTATTCAGGCAACATCTAAAGATGTAGGTTGGAAGCGTGCTTTGGATAAAGTTATTATCAACAAAGCATTGTTCTGTCTGACCGATGATGATGTCTGGTTCATCTTCCCAAAATGCCGTATTGTTTCCCGTGAAGCCAATACGGATAAGGCAATTGCAATCGCTGTAAAAGGCTTGGTGCAGGAACCGGGAATCGAAGGTGTTTCTTCTGAGTATAACTATGAAGAAGGGCAGATTAAAGCTTTGCAGGCATGAACTACAGTAACCATTGTACCTACTCCTTCCGATGCGACCGTAAAGCTGGACGGTGCAACGGTCAAGTCAAAGCAGGTGAATGCTGGGGCTACCGTTCACTATGAAGTGTCGAAAGTGGGGTACGTCACTCAGTCAGGAGATATTAAAACCACTCCTTCTGAAGTTGATACCACTCTTAAAAAAGAGATAACATTGGTAAAAGCACAAGAGTGATAACCGGGGGATGGATATATACCATTCCCCCTTTTAGTTTAAGAATATGAATCAAGCAGCAAAAACGGTTTCTGATGCTTTGTTAGGGCTGGATTTCATGAATGTGGAGATAGGAGGGATGGTTTATACCATTAAACCTCCTACAATTAAAATTATCTGTCGTGCCATTCATCATTTTTCCAATATCGGCATGACTGGAGATAATGTCATGGAAGCTATTAAAGAGCTTCCTGAAGCTACTGAAGATATGCTGAAAGGTATTTCATGCTTCATCTGCGGGAATGATAGTTTGGTCAAAGAATTGGAGAACGGCACTTTTGAAGAAGTCAAAGATGCCTTGGAAGTCTGTTTCTCTATGATGGATATTTCGGCTTTTCAGTGTGTCAGCTCGATGAGGAACGTGTCGATGCTGGCAGCAAGACCGAAACAGTAGGAAACA